CGGGGCGAGCAGTGCCGCCAACGTCACCCCCCACGGGGCGACCATGAACCAAGCGTTTCGGTAGCCGTGACGGCGGTGATGCTCGAACGCCGAACGGATCGGATGGTCGTGCACACGACGCAACAACGGGATCGCCGTCACCTCGTCGATCACTGGACGGCGAACCAGCCACACGACTGCGACGGCGATCAGGCCGATGAGCGCCCACGGCGTCCACGCCCACAACGCCACCCAGATCGGTGCGTGTTCCTTGATTGAGGCCGCCACTAGGACGAGCACGACCGCTGCGGGCCACAAGCCGGCAGCGAACGCCGCAGCCGCCCAGATCGCCACCGCCATCGCCGGCAGATCAACACCCACCGGATGCGTCGACGACGGCTGCAAGACGCCCGGAAGGGCCGTCAGGAGGGCCGCCACAGCAGCCCCCTCCCACCATGTCGCCCCCATCTGGAAGGCCCACACGGCGGCACCAGCAGCGAGGAGCGGCCAGCTGGCCGTCCACACGATCCACCAGCGGCGCATCGACGTGCGACACACCGTCGGCAGCAGCCACCTCAGGTTGAACGGGAACGCCACCGGATCGCCACGACCGGCGATCAGATACCGTCCGGCGTCCGGGCCGACGCTCACGACGCCGTATCCCGGCGAGTTCCGCCGTCGCCCATGAAATAGTCGGACGGCACCGGATGTGAGCGCACATGATCAGGCATCCACACTTTCGGGCCCTTGTGGTGGCCGACCTGGCATGTCGTGTCGACATACGTCAGATGGCCAGCAGCACGGGCCCGCAAACAGAACGAGATGTCCTCACCGAGGACCCATTCGCCTGCGTCGGTGTGATGGATGTCGTAGCCGAACCATGCGTTCGGTGAACCGTCGGCGGCGACGCGCATGTCCTCGAGGACGGTGCGATGCACCAGCAGGCAACCGGTGCCGGTTGCGGCGAGCTGAGCGACCTCGTTGTCCGGGTAGTCGAGCATCACTCGGGTGACGGCTTCGTCGTCGTCGATGAACAACGTCGGGACCGCACCCTCGGCCGTGACGATCACGCACAAGGCGCCGAGGATCTTCACGTCGCACTTGACGGCCCGAGCGACTAGGCGATGCAGCGTGTCGTAGCTGAACGTCATGTCGGTGTCGCAGAACCACAACCAGTCGCACTCGGGATGGTTGTCGAGGAACTCGACGACCAGCGTGTTGCGAGCCTTGGCGAGATTGCCGGACGCCTCGATGGCGACGTAGTTCCACAGCAGACGCAGGTCGAGCGGTGTGGGGGCGTCGGGGGCGCCGATCGCCTCCCACACCTCGACGCTGCGCTGACGGTCGAACGCTTCGAGTTCGACGTAGCTGCGGAGGAACCTGGTGCTGATGTCGTGCCCGGTGGACGGGAACGCCATCAGCACGCGACCGGGATGGTCGTCGTGCATTGAACCTCCGCGACAGTGGAGCGACAGGAGAGGAGGGTCGGCGACGCTGTCGCACCGTCACCGACCCTCCGACTTCACGTGACCTCAGAGGGTCAGGAGAGGACCTGCTTGAAGCCGGTGCCCTGCAGGTTGCAGGTCGCCACCGGGTAGCGGCCGGCGGTGAACGCCGAGAACCCGTAGGTGACCATGCGGACCGACAGCTGGTCCCCGAGGACCTCCTCGAAGGTCAGGCCGACCGGAGCCGAGGCGTCCTCCATGTGGAGCACGTCGGCCCGACGGGTGACGATGATCCGGTCCTCGTCGGTGCTCGCACCGAGGTTGGTCGGGATGCCGGCGTCGGTGACGACCGGGATGCCGACGACCGAACCGACGACGCCGTAGCCAGCGGCCACACCGTTGCCGTAGGCGTTGAAGCCCGGACCGTCGATCTGCACGAACGGACGCTGCGAGGTGTCCGACGCGGCGCAGAGCCACGCCCACCGGCGGGGGTGCATCACGATGAGGTCCGCAGCGGCGTACCGGTTGGCGTTGACCTTGCCGATCGCGTTGTGCAGCGCCGAGATGAGCGACGCACCGGTCGTCCCCGTCCACGCGGCGGTCTGCACCGACGTCGTGTTCAGGATGCCCCAGTGGCCACCGGCGGTGCCGTCACCGGAGATCGCCGAGACGTTCGTCTTGGTCGCGTACTCGGTGAACAGGTCGGCGAGGATGATGTCGGCGATGCCGGTGCCACGCTCGACGGCCTGGCGGGACACGACCTGCTGACCGGCGAACGTACGGACGGGAACGCTCAGGGTGTCGGTCACCATCGTGGTGTTCGACACGCCGGTGTTCTGCGTCGCCTGTGCGGCCACGGTCGTCGAGGTGGTGCCACGAGGGATCTCCAGCGACATGCCGGCGTCCGGGAGCGGCAGGCTCGTCACGTTCGAGAGGAACGGCCGACCCGACTCCAGGTTCTCGGCGTAGAGCGCCGTGAGGTACTGCGGCACGACGAGCGCGCCGTAGTTGCCGGTCGTCGACCGGTACTCAGCGAGCGCCTCACGACGGGCCCGCTCGACACGCTCGGCGGCGTCGGCGTCCTTGGTGAACTGCGCCCGGAAGGCGTCCTGCAGGAACGAGTGCTCGCCACCGGCCCGATAGGTCGGCTCCTCGCGACCGACACGCACGGTCGGCACGCCCAGCGACTTGCGCGCCTCGGCGGCCTTCGCGTTGCGGTCCTCGAGCTCGACCAGCTCACCCTCACGGGCCTGCAGGTCCTCGAGCTTCTCGTCGATCCCACGCAGCTCGGCGCGCGCAGCGTCGAACTTGCTGGTCTCGTCCTCGGTGAGGTCGCTGCGGCCTTCGGCCTCGGCTGCCTCGATGATGGCCTCGACGGCCTTCTGTGCCGCGTCACGCTCGTCGAGCGCAGCGGCGATCAGGGTGCGGATGTTCTCCAACACGATGTCACCTCCAGGGTGAAGTAGATGTTTGTGGGGTCACCGGGTGGTCAGAGGTGCGTCGCAGGTGGTGGCCCGACAGGGTTCCGGCGTGCAACGCGGCGCTCATCACGGCGCGGTGTGTGGACTCAGACGCGCTTGCGTCCGAGTTCGGCTTCGAGCTGGCGCTTCGCCAGATCGACTGAACGGCCCGCCGGCTTCGCAGCAGCAGCAGACTCAGACTTCGGGGCGTCGTCGGAACGGAGCTTCACGACCGTCGCCGGGTTCGCCGGGTACGTCACCAGGCTCACGTCGAACAACTTGACCTCGGAGATCGTCCGGTTGTCGTAACCGGCATCCCACGAATCGCGCAGCACCTTGAACGCGAACGACATCTGATCGACGTCGCCGCGTTCCATCGCCGAACGAACCTCGGCGGCCGCCGGGTTCGCCGGGTCGAGCGTCGCCCGAACCTTCAACCCGATGTCATCCGACTCCAACTGCAACGTGCCGGACTTCGTGCGAGCCAACGGCAGGCCCTCATGGTTCGCCAGCAGCCGGACATCAGCCTCGGCCGCAGACTTCGCAGCAGCGCCACGGGCGATCGTCTCGGTGAACCCGCCGTTTTCGGGGCCGCCGCCGATGTCGTAGCGGTACTCGTAGATCGTCGCGTACCCCTCGAGGACCGGCAGGCCGGTCTCCTCGTCGGTCCGCAACTCCAGACCCGAGACCTGACGTTCCTCACGGTCGGGGAACTCGACGCCCGCTTCGGTGCGAACGAACTCGGCGCGATCAGCGTCCATCGGAACCTCCGGCGTCGCCTCAGCGACCAGGTCGGCGGGGATCACCCACAACTTGCAGACACCCGCCGGGTCGATGTCGCCGGCGACGGCCTCACACGCCCGAGGGCCCTCGTAGAACACGCAGCTCGAACACACGAGTCCGTCAGCTGCGAACGGTGACTCGGCCACGTAGTGCGAACCGTCCGGGCCGGACGACTGGTCGAACTGGCCGAACAACTCGACGATCGACTCCGTCGCGTCGTACTGCGCACGCTGACGTGGGCTGACCGGGTACACGCTCTCATCGAGCTCGCGTTCTTCACGTTCCGTCATGGCGGACATCTCCTCGCTGTGAGTGGTGTCCCCCGCCCTCCCGGCGTCAACGTCGAACTCTGCGCCCATCAGACCGGCTCCACCGGATCGACGGGCGGCTCGACCGGCGCCGGCTCGTTGAGCGGCTCCAGATCCTCAAGCGCACGAACCTCGTCGACAGTCAAGAACCCGGCCGACAGCCCGATCGCGTGCGCCTCGTAACGGGTTTTCGTGTCGCTGCGCAGCAACGCGTCAGTGTTGAACCGGACCCGCTGCGGTCGAGGAACCAGCGACGACAACGCCTCCTCAATCGGAATCAGGTACGGCATCAGCCCGAACGTCAACCAGTCAGCGGCACGCTGCTCACGGTTCGCGTACGTCACATTCGACCCCGACGTCGCCCCGCCGATCATCTCCGGGAACACCCCGTAGATCCGGGCGATCTGCTCGACAGTGAAGCGTTGCGTGTCGAGGAACTGCGCCTCCTCGGGGCTCACCTGGATGCGCTCGTAACGCAGGCCGGCACCCATCACCGCAGGCTCACGATTCATCGACGTCGCCGCCGTGAACGCAGACTTGATCCCCGCCGCCTGCTCCGCAGACAACTCCGACTCCGAATACAGGATCGCGTTCGGGTTTCCACCCGCAGTGAAGAACTGCGAACCGAACGACTCAGCAGCGATCCCAGCGGCGATCGACTGGCGGGCGTTCTGCACCGGCGACAACCCGTACGGGGCGCCCGGCATCGTGAACAACGGAACATGCCACAACGGGCCATTCGGCCAACGATCCACCGGCCGGCCATCCAACAACGCCACCCACCCGGCGTCGGCGTCAGGACGCCACGACACCAGCGACGGGTCCAACAGCTCGACCGACGACGGATACGAGTTCGCCCCGAACTCCGTCGCCACGCCATACGCGTTGCCGTCCGTCAACAACGACGACCACACCTGATACAACCAGGTCGGCAACGCCACACCCGGCGACGGCTGATCGAACAGCGACGGACGGCGAACCTCCGACGTCACACCGTTCACGATCCGATACGTGTCCAACGGCAACGTCGAACCGACACCGGCGAGCAGACGAACACACGCCCACACCGCCGACAGCCGCATCGCCGACTCCGTCGTCACCGACGCCTGCGGTGCCAACGGCCCGAACCGCCGACGATCATTGACCGCAGCGATCACATCCGAAGGCGTGATCGCACGCTGCTCGAGGTTGCGTCGGAACAGTCCCATCAGTCCTCCAGGAACCAGCCGACGGCGAACAGGCACACACCGGTCACAAACAGGCCGAGCAGCGGCGAGAACACCGCAGCAGCCACACAGATCGCAATCAGACCGGCGACCTCGAGGATCGTGGACAGCAGATTCACAACGACCCTCGATCAGTAGGCGAACACAGGAGCGGCCGTCGGGGCTTCACGCTCCAACGTGGTCGCACCCCACAACGCCAACGTCGCAGCGACCAGCGGTGAGATGTCGACAGCAGACGACGACCTGGACCACGCCCAGGCGTCGCCAAGTTTGCGAGTCGCAGCAGACGCCACTGCCGCAGTCAGATCCGCCTGCCCGGTATGCCGGACCCGACGGTTCGTCACTGCGTCGTAGAACCGGCCGCACGCCGCCGAGAACTGCCGGCCGTTCGTCCGAACAACCCGCACCCCAGCGGCCTCCAACTCGGGCACCAGCGACGACGCAGGCCCAGCGTCATCCACCACGAAC